GTTGACGCCAGCAATCGCATAAACCATTTGCGGCTGGTCTGGTTCGCCATGACCCGAGAGGGCCTTTTTGTTGACCTGTTTCCGTGGTTGAAACACGACGAGTTAGACAACGTCAACGAACGCCGGTAAGACAAAGTTCCGTACCACCACTGGGTTTTAAATGAGCGATAACGTGGACACAACAGGCAGCGGACAGCGCGGCGAAGAAAGACGGGGGTGGCACTTCGAAAGGACCATTAACGTGACGGTTATCATGGCGCTGCTTTTGCCGACGCTGTCTATGCTGGCGGCGGGTAGCTGGTGGTACATGAACGTCGAGCGCCGTTTCGTTGAAATGTCGTCCTACGATGAGCGGCTGGTGCAGCGCATAAACGTAAACGAGGTCAATGCGCAGGCTATTGAGAGGCGGCTCACCGCCCGGCTCCAACAGGAGACAACAAGGCTCCGGGAGGACATGGCCGACATCAAGGGAATGCTCACTCAGATTCTGTTGCAGACGCAGAGACCGCAGTCGGGCGCTTCGGCGCAGCTACAGACGAGGGTAGACGAGACATGAGGAAGATCGAGTATCTGGTCGTGCATTGCAGCGCCACCCCCAACGGGCGGAAAGACACCGCCGCAGACATACACCGCTGGCACCAGAAGCGGGGCTGGACTGGCATCGGGTACAACGCTGTCGTGGAGACAGACGGCAGCCTGATACAGGGCCGCCCGGACTACTGGCAGGGCGCTCATGTCCGGGACTTTGACGAAAACGGTGAAGGGGATAACTCGGACAGTCTCGGCGTCTGTCTAATCGGCACCGACGAGTTCAACGACGCGCAGATGCGGTCGCTGGAAGGCTGGTTGCTGTACAAGACGTTGCAGTACCCCGACGCGCAGGTAGTCGGCCACAGGAACCTGGACACCCGCAAGACCTGCCCGAACTTTGATGTACCGGCGTGGTGGGCTTCGCGAAAAAAGCGCCACATCGACTGAACGAGGAACGTTTTATGGGCTGGGATAAAGTGAAAGACGTACTGGGCAAAGCCGCGCCACTGGTTGGCGGTCTGCTCGGCGGGCCTGTGGGCGGTTCAGTCGGTGCTTTGGTAGCGAACGCGCTGGGGGTCGATAACGACCCGGACCAGGTGCTGCAAGAACTCAAGAACAACCCGGACGCGCTGGTGAAGATCAAGACGCTGGAATCCGAGGAAAGGATTGCGCTACGTAAACTGGCCGTCGAAGCCGCTGGCAACGAGCTGGCCGCCGACACATCCCGGATCAAGGCGATAAACGCGACCATGCAATCCGAGGCCAAGTCCGAGAAGTGGCCGCAGTGGTCGTGGCGCCCGTTCAACGGCTTCCTGTTTGGCACTACCATTTTCTGTGTCTACTTCATTCTGCCGCTGTCTGATCTTCCGCCCCCATCGGTGCCCAGTGAAATCTGGATGGGCTGGGGCGCCATTCTCGGTGTGTCCGCCTGGCATCGCGGGGCGCACAAGCGGGTAGTGGACGGTGATAAATCCATGAGCGCGTCCATCAGTGACGCGGTCAAAAGCCGAAGGGGCGCTTCTTAATGGCGGCAGCAGCAAAGCCAACAGACGCCGAGATAGACAAGGCGATTGCTCGGGAGAATTTCGAGAAGCAGGTTCAGGCCGCCCAGCGGATTTTCCAGCTCAAGAAAGCCCGCGAGAGTCTGTTGGCGTTTACCGAGCTGTCCATGCCGGACAACACGCAGCGGGAAAACCCTAACTCCACCCGGTACTGCGCCCAGGACGTTCACCGCTACATCATTGATAAGCTGGAGAAAGTGGAGTCCGGCGAGATCACTCGCCTGATCATCAACGTCGGCCCGCGTATCGGCAAGTCCATGCTGATATCTCAGCGGTTCCCTGCGTGGTTTGTGGGCCGCGATCCGTACCGGCAGGTGATACTGGCGTCGAACACGGACGGCCTGGCACAGAAGTTCGGCAAGTCCAACAGGGACGCAATGCGTGACGACTTCTACACCCAGGTGTTCCCGGACGCGGCGCTCAAGAAGGGCAGTCAGTCCGCGTCCGATCTGGAGACCGTGGGTGGTGGATACCTGGCGTACCGGGGCGTCGGTGGCGCCCTGGCCGGTCTCGGCGCGGACCTGTTGGTCATCGACGACCCGATCCGGACCCGCGAGGAAGCCAACAGCCGGACGATCCGGGACAAGCAGTGGGAGTGGTTCGCGGACGACGCCATGACTCGTCTCATGGGCGGCATGGGGCGCTGCGTTATTGTAATGACCCGCTGGCACGAGGACGACATTGTAGGCCGGTTGACGGACCCCAAGAATCCCCACTACAACGAGGAAATAGCCGGGCAGTGGGACTGCGTGAATATCCCCGCGATCATCGAGACCGAGCGGGACAAAGCAGACGACCCGTTCGGGCGTGACTTCGGCGAGGTGCTTTGGGAAGACCGCATCCCCCGCAAGTTTCTGGACAGCCAGCGGCTGCTTAACCCTTCCGGTTTCAACGCGCTGTATCAGGGCAGGCCGTCTCCGCCGGACGGCGACTTCTTCAAGAAAGACTGGGTAAAGACCTACAAAGCCCACGAGCTGCCGCGCAATCTTCGCAAGTACGGCGCATCAGACCACGCGGTCTCTTTGCAGCAAGACCGAGACCCTACGTGCATGGGCTGCGTCGGCGTAGACGAAGACGACAACATCTGGATTTTGCCGGACCTTTTCTGGAGACAGGCCGACACCGAAACCCAGGTCGAGGCGATGATTGATTTCTTCCAGCGCCATGCGCCGCATTTTTGGTGGGCAGAGCGCGGGCACATCAGTCTGTCTATCGGTCCTTTTTTGCGTAAACGTATGTCGGAAACGAGGACATACGCCGCCATAGACGAGCGGACACCGTCCAAAGACAAATCAACACGAGCCCAGGCTATCCGGGGCCGTATGGCGATGGGGAAAGTGTTCTTCCCTGATTTTGCGCCGTGGTTCATAGACGCGAAGGACGAGCTGCTGGCTTTTCCGAACGCCCGGCATGACGACTTTGTCGATTTCATAAGTTGGATTGGGATAGGACTTGGTCTACAGTCGTCCGCAGCGAACCTTAAACCGAAACAGACACCGATCCAGTCCGGCTCGATCCAGTGGATCGTTAAGAGCGCGGACAGAATCAGACAGAGAACATCTACGGACAACGCCGAACAGGGGTATCTACACTGATGGAAGACAACGAGTACAACGCTTCGGTAGAAGGCGGCGGCCAGGCCAGCTCCGCCCCCGCGCCTACGTCTGCCGGGGAAGAAAAAGCGCCGGTCTCTATGGCCCGCCAGGCCCAGGTCGCCACTTGGATTTCGCGAGTTACCGCAGACAAGAAAAAATGGGCCTACGCCTATAAGCGTATGCGAAACGACATGACGTTCGCTCGCGGCAAGCAGTGGCCGAACCAGGAAGAAAACGACGACAGATACGTCGCGAACCTGACCCAGCGCCACATTGCCCAGCGCGTCGCCGCGCTGTACGCCAAGAACCCAACGGCCGTAGCCAAGCGCCGGGACACCCTGGACTTCGCGATATGGGACGGCGACATGCAGTCGGTGATGCAGGCCCAGGAAGTTCTGTCTGTTCCAGAGATGGCAGGCACTCAGCAGGCGATGCAGGCGATGCAGTTACTCCAAGACGTTCAGCAGGGGCAGCAGCGGCGCAAGCAGTTAGACGCTATCGCAAAAACCCTGGAGACGGTCTACGCATACGAGGTCGGCCAGCAGCTCCCGGTGTTCAAGAAAGCCATGAAGCGCGTCGTTCGCCGAACGGTAACGACCGGCGTAGGCTACGTTAAGCTCGGCTACCACAGGCTCTATGAGTACGACCCTGCCGACGTTGAAAAGATCACAGACGTAAGCGAGCAGCTTGCCCACTTGCAACGCCTGACGACGGAACTGGCCGACGACAAGATCGACGAAACCAGCGCTCAGATGGAAGAACTCAAGCAGATGCTCACCAGCTTGCAGAACAACGCTGAGATGGTCACTCGGGAAGGGCTGGACTTCGACTATCCGGATGCGACTTCTATCATCCCCGATAGCCGGTGTAAGTCGCTGCACGGTTTCGTCGGCGCCCGCTGGCTGACCCAGGAGTTTCTTCTGTCTCCGGACGACGTAAAGGAAGTCTACAAGGTTGATCTCGGGCAGCAGTTCACCGCCTACGACGCCAAAGGGGCGAACCACGCAGAAGGCCAGGAAGACTCGCAGAAGAAAGGCCAGGCTTGCGTGTGGGAAATCTACGATAAATCCAGCGGGCTTGTGTTCGTCGTCTGCGACGGCCACCCCGATTTCCTGATGGAACCCGCAGCCCCGAAGATCAAGCTGGAACAGTTCTGGCCCATCTTCACTTTGATTTTCAACGACGTAGAAGACGAGAAAGACATATACCCGCCTTCCGATGTGGCGCTTATGCGGGATATGCAGGTCGAACACAACCTGTCCCGGCAGCGGCTTCGCGAACACAGAGACGCCAACAGGCCCAAGCACGTTACGTCTAAGGGCTCGTTCTCCGACGAAGACAAAGGGAAGATCACGCAGTCCTCGGCGCACACGGTTGTCGAGCTGGACGGCCTTGCGCCCGGGGAGAACATATCTGCGAAGCTCCAGCCGTTGCCGCACAACCCTATTGACCCGAACCTGTATGAGACGAACAGCTCCTACGAGGACATTCTTAAAACGCTCGGCAGCCAGGAAGCCAACATGGGTGGTTCCAGCGGCGCCACTGCGACAGAAACGAGCATCGCCGAATCGAGCCGTTTGTCTTCTATCGGCTCCAACGTAGACGACCTCGACGATTTCCTGACAGACATCGCGGCTAACGCCAGCCATATCCTGCTGGAAGAAATGGACGAAGCGACGATCATGGAGATTGCCGGGCCGGGCGCGGCGTGGCCGGTGTGGTCCGCCAGCCAGGTTGCCCGAGACCTGTGGTTAGAGATCAAAGCCGGATCAAGCGGACGGCCAAACCGTTCCGCCGAGATACAGAACTTTGAGCGCATGGCCCCGTACCTCATGCAGATTCCGGGGATGCAGCCGAAGTGGCTGGCCGAACAAGCCATCGAGCGGTTAGACGACAGGCTCGATCTGAAAGACGCTTTCCTCGAAGGGATGCCGTCTATCACAGCCATGAACTCGCAGACTCAGGCGGGCACCGGAGACCCGGCGTCGGACCCTAACGCGCAGGGCGGCCAAGGCGGCAACAACGCCGAAGCTCCGCAGGGCGCAGACACGAACTTGGGCGAGGGACTGGCGCAGCAGAACGCCCCGGCACCGCCGCCCAACATGCGACCGGACGGTCCGGTCTAACGGATGCGACAGAACGTAGTTGCACGACTATGTCTGCCGTGTCTACAATGTAGACAGACAACTGTCTAATCAACCAACAACCCGGAGGCGCTAAATGCTTTTTAAGCTAAAGCACCCGCTCGCATCGCCAGCGAGCAACGAAGGCGGAATAGAAGCAGGCTCGCCGACTGCACTTGCGACGGACGTAGAACCAGCAGAATCGTCCACTGTTGTAGACGAAGGCCAACCCGCAGATACGTCTACTGCGACTGCCACCGAAGACGAAAACGAGCCCAGTTTTTTCGACGCCATTTCCGAAGCTGCGGACCCGAAGTCAGATGAAGACAAAGATGCTGAATCGAAGAAAGACGAGGACGCGGACGCTGACGGCGAGGCCAAAGCCGAAGGAGACGACGCAGACAAGACGAAAGCCGAAGACTCTGAGGGCGAGGGAGAAGATGAGAAGTGGGAAGAAAACGTCCCGTTTCATAAGCATCCCCGCTGGCAGCAAATGGTCAAAGAGCGGAACGAGTATCGTGACCAGCTCCAGGATTTCCAACAACCGGCAGAGCAGTTCCGCCAGATCGAAACCTTTATGGAGTCGCAAGGCCTGAATAATCAGGAAGTGGCCCAGGGCTTTCAGATCATGGCACTGATGAAGAACGACCCGGCCGGGGCACTGGAAGCACTGCGCGGACATATTGAAGGCCTGGAAGGATTCGTCGGTGAGAAACTGCCGGGAGACCTACAGGAAGAAGTGGACGAAGGATTCATCACCAGCGACCGTGCGCGGGAAATTGCCCGCTTGCGGAACACAAGCCAGTTCCAGGCCGACCGGGCGGCAGAGCAGGAAGATCGCAGGGCGAAGGATTCTCAGCAGCAGCAACGTCAGCAGGCGCAGCAGAAACAGCGCACCGCCGTTGACACCTGGCAGCAGGACATTACGAACCGTGACGCCGATTTCAAAACGAAGCAGCCGTTCGTTTTTCGGGAGTTGGCTCTACTGGCCCAGCAGTCGCCGCCTCGCAATGAGCAGGAAGCAGTTTCCCTCGCTCAGCGGGCCTACGACAACGTGAACGCTCAGATGAAAAATCTGACTGGACGTAAGCCAGAGATCAAGCCTTCGATCAACAGCGACCGCGCAGGTGCAAACTCCGGGGCCGGGCCAGAACCAAGCAGCTTTTTGGAAGCTGTCAGGCAGGCCGCCGATTCGGCGAGGTAATACGAAATGCCATTTAGTCAAACAGAGATCGACAACATCGCAAACGCAGCCCTTGACTTCCACATGGACACGGGCAAGACGTTCCCACAACACATTCAGGATAAGCCGCTTTTGCGGGTCATGCGGGCGGGGCAGAAGACGTTCCCCGGTGGTAAAGGTGATATCACGATTCGGCCTATCTTTGAAACTCAGTCCTCCATCGAGGGCTTTGGTTCAGACGACACGCTGAACTTCACCAACCCAACGCCGATCAAGACCGTGGCGTATCCGTGGAAGATGATTCACTGCGGCATCAACATGACCACAGATGAGTTGCTGCGAGACGGTATCTCCGTGGTCGATACCAACGGGAAAGACACGGTCAGACACTCCGAGCGAGAGACGACCGCGCTTGCGAACATTCTTGAGGTGAAACTGCAAGACATGACCGAGGGCTGGTCCGACGGCATGAACACTATGCTGTGGGGCGACGGCACCCAGGACGCGAAAGAGGTCGCCGGTATTCAGTATTTCATTGCTGAGAACCCGACAGTCGGCGTAATCGGTGGCATTGATCGCGCTACGCAGCCGCTGTGGCGAAACATCGCCATGACGGCCGCTAACGGTGTGGCAGGCGGCGAAGGCGCGGTTACGTCCGATGTGGCGAGCAGTGCGCTTATTAAAGCGCTCCGCAAGAAAGTTCGTCAGCTCACCCGTTACGGTAAGCCGAAGTTCAAGATCATGTGCGGTGCGGACTTTCTCGACGCGCTAGAGCAGGAAGTGGACGCCAAAGGTGTCTACACCCAGTCCGGCTTCAACAAGGATGTGGACGTAGGCATCGGTACTATCAGCATTCGTGGTCTCGGTACTTTCGAGTACGACCCGACGCTGGACGTACTGGGCAAAGCCAAGTTCTGCTACTTCATTGACACCAACAACATCAAGTTGTGCCCCATCGAGGGCGAGGATATGAAGAAGCACTTCCCGGCTCGTCCGCACGACAAGATGGTCGTCTACCGTTCAGTGACTTGGGCCGGTGCCATGATTGGCCGACAGCTCAACACATCAATGGTAATCGAGGTCGCGTAAGCGAAGTAGACAGCTCCTTTTGGGGGGCTGTCTTTTTGCTGTCTAATTACCCAGGAGAACACCCCTATGCAAGTTTGCAAAGCCGACATCAGCATCGCCAGCGACCGTAATTCCGTGGTCTGCGGCAAAACCGTAACCGTCGCAGAGATCGTTCTGCTCCGCCATATCCACGGCGGCGAAGACACAGTATCGAATATCATCCCGGTAAAGATGAACAAGGTGGCGACCAAAGACGAGGTAGCCCGCCTGAAACTCGCCTATCGGTCTAAGGCCGGTCTTATTGACGAGCTTTTTGGCAAGGTGCCAAGGCTGCCTGTAACCTTGGCCGACATCGGGGTAGACCACCCGGAAGTAGACGCGGCGAAGGTAAAGTCCGGCAGGAAAGCTCCGGCCAAGAAGGACGACGTAGACGCGCCTTCGCTTGAAGATATGGCAGGCCCACCCGAGGTTTAAGTAGATGGCCCGAGGAAAGACGTTCGCCCAGCTTATCGAGGCTCTGAGAGACGAAATCTATTTGGCTTCGTCCCCAGCGCTGTCGAAGAACATCGAGAGTGCGCTACGGCGAACGCTTTCCCGGCAGTACGAGCGGCTGTGGGACGAACACCCCTGGCCGCACTTGCGTATCTACCGCGACAAGCCTATGCAGGCAGGAGAGCGGTACTACTCGTTTTTCCCGGAGCTGCTTTTCGAGGACATCGAGAAGGTGGTATTCCAGGAAGTAGGTGCCGAAACCTGGCGCCCGATTCGCTACGGCATCAGTCCGGAAGACTACGAAAGCTACGACTCCGACTCCGGGCAGCGCTCCGACCCTGTCTATTCGTGGGTGGCCTACGAGGACGACCAGTTCGAGGTATGGCCGATTCCGGAATCCAGCGGCGGCAAGTTCCGCGCCTACGGACGGAAGACGTTCGTCGCCCCGGTCCAGGAGACAGACGTTATTGATCTGGACGACCAGATGATCGTCCTGTTCGCGGCGGCGGAGTGGCTGGAAAAGCAGAAGTCCCCCGACGCACAGATGAAACTTCAGCAGGCCGTCTCCCGTTTTGATCGCATGAAAGCCAAGCAGTCTAAAAACGGCGTCTGGCCGATCCAGGCTTCCAGCGACAGAGGTAGCAGCGGACCGACTACCAGAGTACGCGCACCAAGACGATAAGAGGTAGGCCGTGCCCTATTTGTTGATAAATGACTTTGAAGGCGGCCAAGACGTTCGTAAGTCTGACTTTACCGCGCCGCCGGGCTCGCTTCGCCGTTTGATCAACGGGCACGTTACCCGGGGCGGCGAGATTGAGCAGCGCAAATCCTTCGAGAAAGTATTCACACTCCCCGCCGGAACCAAAGGGCTACACAGCGCAGACGGACAGCTTGTCGTCTACGGCGTCGGTGCCCGGCCGGTGGGGCTTCCGCCGTCTGTTGTCTACTACCAGGTAAGCCTGACAGGTGATCCAGACGAAGTAATCGAAAGCGTACTGTCTGCGGACAACTTTAGCGGCGTTTCCTACGCCGTTATCCGGTTCAACCACGGACGCATCGGCCACTTCTACGGAGACCAGCGCGTTTCGTCATGGGACGGCGTGACCACCCTGGCCGCCAGCCGCGCCGAGTTGGCGTCTACACTGGTCGCCGAGATAAACCGCAGGTCCGGCGCGTACATCGGGCTCAACGAGCCAGACACAGACACCGAAGCCCGGATTCTGATTACCGGCCCGACGGGGGAGCCCTTCACCACAACAGCCGCCAAAGTGTCCGACGCGCTTTGGGGCTTGCAGGTGTCAACGGTGCAGGCCGCCGTTGCGCCGGTTGCGCCGGTTGCGGCAACCGCCAGCTTTTCGATTACCGGGGGCAATCTTACGCCGGGCGAAAACACCCTGGAATCCATCGAGATCAACGGCGTTGAGGTACTGGGCATCCCGGTAGACTGGACGACAAGCAACGAGAACACCGCCGCTAAAACCGCCGAGCGCATCAACCAGTTCGGCTCTGTTCCCGAGTACACGGCTACCGCCGCCGGGGCGACAGTCACTATCGCCGCCGCAGAGCCAAGCGCCCAGCCGAACGGCTGGGCCGTAACAGTCACCCCGGGCGGTACGGTTACTGTTTCCGCTCCGTCGGCGCTGTCCGGTGGCGTAGACGCAGAGCCTGGCGCCGCGCAGGTAGACAGAATCGCGATCACCGACACTGGCGGCGGAGTACAGGAGCCGTTCGCGTACTACACCGTCACCCTGGACGCAGACGACTCAGGGGCGTATCCGTCAGAGCTGTTCGAGGCATCCCTGTACCAGACGGCCGTTGCCACCTTCGTGAAGACCGTGGCGGACCAGATGTACGGGGCGGCCCAGCGGGTGCTGCGGTACACAGGATTCGACATCAGCGACGGCCCGGTCGGCGTGTCCGACCCTACTGCGTGGGACAGCAGCGAAGCCAACGTGGTAAACGCCGGGCTGATTGATATGTCTACGCAGGACGGATCGAACGACCAGGTCGTGGCCGTCGGCACCTACCAGAACCGGATCGCTATATTCTCGCGGCGCTACGTACAGATATGGTCTGTCGGCCCGGCGCCGGAAGACAAGAAGCTCATTCAGGTTCTTAACAACATCGGCACCGTGTCGCCCCGCACCGTTGCGTCGTTTGGCGACCAAGATGTGTTCTTCCTGTCCGAATCCGGCGTCCGGTCGCTGCGGGCTCGGGACAGTTCGAACCTGGCAAGCGCCGCAGACGTAGGCAACCCCATTGACCAGGAGCTGGTGGACTTTGTACTCCAGCAGACGAACGAGGACGCGCAGAGCGCCGTCGCCATCGTCGAACCGACAGACGGCCGGTACTGGGTGGCCATGGCCGAGCGCATGTACGTGTTCTCGTTTTTCCAGGGCTCCAGCGTGTCCGCGTGGTCTACCTATGATCTGCCCGGAAAGATAGACGATGTGACGCTTGCTCAGGGGCGCGTGTGGTTCCGCGTTGGGGACGACGTTTACCGCTACGGCGGAGTAGACAACCGGCAATACGACGACGCAGAGGTTGAGGTTCGCACCCCGTTTATGGATGCGGGCGACCCGGCGATGCACAAGAATTGGCTCGGAGTAGACATCGGGTGTCAGGGGGCATGGCAGGTATGGATCGCAACGGACCCGGAGCAGCCAGAAGTAGAGGAAGAAATAGGAATCTTCGGTGGCCCCAGCTTTTCACGTATGCGCGTGGGCATGGTCGGCATGAGTTCCCACATATCCATCCGTCTGAAAAGCGTCGGCCCCGGCTACCATAAACTCACTAACATAGCGATTCACTACAGTGGCAATGAAACTGGCTAAGCTGAACCCGGTCGATGTCCGGTACATCGTAGACAGGATGCGGGAGAGGGACCGGCAGGAACTTTTCGCGCTACGGTGGGACGACTCAGCAGAAGACCTGGCCGAAGCCGTGATGTCCTGGGGGGAGTTTTCCTGGGTAGCCGGTCTCGGCAACGAACCCATAGCGGCGATTGGCGCCACGCTTATCCATCCTGGCAACTGGCAGGTGTGGGCCTTCGGGACAGACCGCTGGCCGGAGATAGCGCTTAGCCTGACGAGGCATGTCCGGCGCGTAATGACCCCGGCCCTGTTGGAGTCCGGAATGCTTCGGTCGGAGTGCAGAACTCTGGATATTCACACAAACGCGCACCGATGGCTCGAAGTATTGGGCGCGGAGAAAGAATCAGAAAACCCTAATTACGGCAGAAATGGTGAGACTTTTTTTACCTATGTCTGGTTAAGGGATAAACTACTGTCTACGATCAATACAAAGCAGACAACCAAAGCAGACAAGAGGCGGTAAGTATGTGTGGCGGAGGCGGAGGCGGAGACGGCGGTCAAGCCGCAAGAGAAGCGCGGCAGCGCGAAGAAGAAAGACAGGCCCGAATCAAGTCCGGTATGTCGCGCATCGACGCTATCTTTGACGGGGGCACCGTAGGCTCCGGGAGGGCAGACAGATACGACCCTAATGCTTCGTACGTCACTGCCGACGGCGGCGCTTTTGCGGCGCCAACCAAAACCGAAACCTACAGGGACTACGGCGCCAACTACAGGGGAAACGGCGTCGCCGGAGACGAAGGCGGAGGCGGCGGTACGATCGGGAAAGACGGCGTCCGCATCGGGGGCACCGACGGATATGTTACGAAGACCCGAAATGTTCTCGATATGGACGCGGTGAACTCCATGCTGAATAACGGCGGGCTGTTTACCGGCACGGAAGAAAGGAAAGGCTTCACCGATGATTTTTACGATAAGCGGTCGCAAGCCTACGTAGACTTTGCAACGCCGCAGCTCGAAGACCAGTACAAGGATGCCAGCGCAGCGCTGACATCTGCGCTTTCCCGCAGCGGACAGCTCCGGTCTACCCT